CAAAAACAAGAAATAAAATGGAAAAAATAATAGTAGAGTTAGAAGCAAAAACAGACAAAGCTACAAAGGAGATTGAAGATTTAAAAAAATCTATTGAAAGTCTAAATAAACAAGTAGTAGATTCAAATAAAGATACCACTAAATCTTTAAAAAATGTTGAGAAATCAGCAAAGGATGGTGCACAAGGTATTAAAAAAGTAGGCTCTTCAATTAAAAACATAGCGAAAGCTACTGGTATTATTTTCTTATTGCAAAAAGCATTTGAATTTGTAAAAAGTGCTATAGAAGAAAATCAAGAGGTAATGGATGGTTTAAATACAGTATTTAAAACTGCCCAAATAATATTTAATGAAATAGTAAATGTCTTTGTAGATGTTTATAAAAGTGTATCATCAGCAACAGAAAATTTTGATGCATTAGGTAAAGTGATGGGTGGAATACTTACTATTGTTTTAACACCTTTTAAACTTACTTTTTATGGCATCACACTAGCAATTCAAGAAGCGCAACTAATGTGGGAGAAATCCCCTTTCGGTAGTGGAGACACTAAAGCAATAGAACAATTAAGTTTATCAATATTAGAAACAAAACAAAATCTTTATGATGTAGGAGAAGCTGCAGTAAATGCAACTGGAGATATTGTTACTAATTTTGGAGAAGCAATTACAGAGGTTGGAGAAATAGGAACACAAGTAGTTGATGGTTTAAAAGATATTAGTATTGAAGCTGCATTAGAAACTGCAAAAACAAATCAGAAATTAAAAAAGTCTGCTCAAATTGCTGCAGCAGAATCTAGAATACTATTAGAACAATATGACAAACAAGCAGAAATACAAAGGCAAATCAGGGATGATGAAACTGCAAGTATTGAAGATAGGATAAAAGCCAATGATAAACTTTCTGAAATTCTAGATAAACAGGAAGAAGAAATGACTAAAAATGCTGAATTAGTTAAAGCGTCAGCAGAAGCACAATTTAAATTAACAGGAAAGACAGAGGATTATGTTGCAGTATTAGAGGCAGAAGCAGAAGTTGAGGGGGTTTTAGCAACTGTAACAGGATTTAGATCAGAACAACAAGTAAATAAAAATTCTTTAGACAAAGAAGCATTAGAAATATCTAAAGCTAAATTAGAAAGCGAATCATTATTGTCAATAGAACAAAAAAGATTTAATGCGGAACAAATAGAAGATGATTTAGCCAGATTAGAAGCATTAAAAGTAGTTGACGAATTAGAAGCAGAACAAGAATCAATAAGACTACAAGCAATAGTTGATAATGCAAATGCAGGTACGCAAGCTAAAATAGATGCACAAATAGCTTTAGATCAATTTGAGCAACAGGCGGGTCAGCAAAGTGTAACAAGAGCAGAACAAATTTCACAAGCTAAAATAAAAATTTCAGATAAAGAAGAAAAAGCTAAAAGGGATGCCTTAATGGGTTATGCAAACGCTTTAAGTGATGTTTCAAGTGTAATAGGTGCGGAAACCGAAGCAGGAAAAGCCATTGCAGTAGCATCATCTTTAGTAAATACTTATGCAGCTATTACTGGACAATTAAGTGCTTTTTCAAAAGTTCCTGTTCCAGGTTATGCTATTGCACAAGCGATTGCAACGGGAGTTGTTGGTTTAGCTAATGTTAAAAAGATAATGTCTGTTAAAGTTCCAAATTCAACAGGCGGCGGTGGATCACAACCTGCATCGTTGCCGTCTGCACCTGCGGTACAATCTTTACCTCCTGCTTTTAATGTAGTGGGTGCAAGTGGAACAAACCAATTAGCAGACGCAATAGGTGGTCAAACGCAGCAACCTGTTCAAGCATTTGTAGTTTCTAGTGAAGTAACATCGGCACAAGAACTAGACAGAAACATAATTGATGATGCTTCAATAGGTTAAAAAAGCAAAATTTAAAATTTAATACGTTATAACATTATGAGAATAGTTGAATTAATATTAGACGAGGAACAAGAGGAAAGCGGAATTGAAGCAATTTCAATCGTAGAAAGTCCTGCAATAGAATCTGACTTTGTAGCCTTAAAAGGCGAGGAAGTAAAGCTAGCAGAGATTGACAAAGAAAAAAGAATATTGCTAGGTGCTTTATTAATACCTAATAAACCAATTTATAGAAAAGGAGAACAAGGGGATTATTACATATTTTTCTCTAAAGATACTATTTCCAAAGCATCACAAATGTATTTAAGAAATGGTAGACAAAATAATTCTACCTTAGAACACTCTAAAGATTTAAAAGGTTTGACGTTGGTAGAATGTTGGATCGTTGAAGATGAAGTACAGGACAAGTCAAGAAAGTACGGATTGAATGTGCCTGTAGGAACTTGGATGGGCGCAGTAAAAGTAAACAATGAGGAAATTTGGAATGAATATGTTAGAACAAATAAAGTTAAAGGTTTTTCTATTGAGGGTTATTTTGCAGACAAAATGGAATCGCCTAAAGAAGAAATTAAAGAGGATATGTCAAGTGAAGCTGATAAAGAGACCTTATTAAAAATTATTGAAATACTAACCAATGAATAAAAACAAGCCAAAAAATAAAGGTATTTACATAGGTAGTAGAACAAGCCCTACGGGTAGTTCACGTGCCTGTCTTTGTTGGGATGAGAACACTTATTCAATTAGTTGTTGTGACGGGTCTATTCAATCACAAGGGATAGGAAATATTACAGGATCAAACTGAAAATGCAAAATTTAAATTAATAATCGTTATATAAATAATATGAAATCAACCGAAATGTTAAACCAAATTAAAACACTTCTAAATATCGAAGTAAAACTCGAAGATATGAAGTTAGAAAATGGAACTGTAGTTACTGCAGAATCATTTGAAAAAGGAAAAGAAATCTTTATAGTAACAGATGACGAAAAGGTAGCAATGCCTGTCGGAGAATATTTGTTAGAAGACGGAAAATTAATTGTAGTTGAAGAAGAAGGAACTATTGCAGATGTTAGAGAAGTTTCTGACGAAGTGCCCGCAAAAGAAGAAGCATCAGAAGAAGAAGAAATTACTTCTGACTTAGCCGAAGAAGAAGAAAAGGGAGAAGAAAAAGAAGAAATGGGTTACGCTACAAAAGAAGAACTAGCAGAAGTTAGAAATATGATTGACGAAATCAAAGCAATGCTAGAGCCTAAAGAAGAAATGTCAAATGACGTACAAGCACCATTAAAATCAAGAACTGTAAAAGAAGAATTTTCAGCAGAAGAAAAAACTGAATTATCAGAAGCTGCTGCAAAACCAATTAAGCACAATCCAGAGGGAGAAAGCAAGCAAGTAAAAAGGGTTGAATTTGGAAAAGGAAAATTTAATACAACTTTTGACAAGGTAATGGCACAAATAAGTAAAATTAAAAATTAAAATAAATAAAAATGAGTAATTTAAAAAAAGTTGATTTAGCAACTACAACTAACATCACTACTACCTATTCAGGAGAGTTTGCAGGCGAGTATATCGCAGCTGCACTTTTGAAATCATCAACTATTGATGACGGAGGTTTAACAGTAAAAGCAAATATTTCTTACAAAGAAGTAATTAAAAAATTAGCTACAGGATCTTTAGTAACGGCAGCAGGGTGTGACTTTGTACCTAACAGTTCTGTAACATTAACTGAAAGAATTATACAGCCTGTTGAATTACAAGTAAATTTACAATTATGTAAATATGACTTTGTTAATGATTGGGAATCTCAATCTATGGGATATGGTTTAGGTCAGTCTTTACCACCTAAATTTTCAGACTTTATGATTGCCCACGTAGCAGCAGAAGTAGCGCAGAACACAGAATTTAATATTTGGCAAGGAGATACCGCAGGAGCAACTTATACTTCTTTTGACGGATTTGAGAAACTAATTGCAGCTGCCGTGACTGCTGGAGACATCCCTGCTGGACAGGCTTTAACATCTGTTGCATTAACTTCTGCTAATATCATTGAAAAATTATCAGACGTTGTAGAAGCTATTCCTAGCCAAGTTTATGGAAAAGAAGATTTATTCTTATACATTTCATCTAAAGCTGCAAAACTTTATGTACAAGCTTTAGGAGGATTTGCTGCAAATGGTTTAGGAGCAAATGGTGTAAATGCACAGGGAACACAATGGTGGAACAATGGATCACTTACTGTAAATGGAGTTAAGATTTTTGTTTGTCCAGGTTTATCAGATGACAAAATGTATGCTGCACAACGTAGCAACTTATACTTTGGAACTGGGTTATTAAACTCTACGCACGAAGTAAAAGTTTTGGATATGGCAGATTTAGATGGATGTAACAATGTAAGAATGGTAATGCGTTTTACAAGTGCAGTACAATTCGGAATTGCATCTGATTTAGTAGAATACGCATAATTAATTAATTAATCAATAAAATAGGGTAGGTAGAATTTATCTGCTTACCCTTTTTTTTTAAAACATAAAAAACAATGGCTTGTACATTAACAACGGGTAGAAAACTACCTTGTAAAAGTGCCTTTGGCGGGATTAAAAAAGTTTTATTTGCAGACTATGGGACAATAGCCTCGATAGCAGTAGATAGTACAACTAAGGAGGCAACTATCACAGACGGTAGTCCTGCACCAAGTTGGTTTGAATATGATGTAAAAGGAAA